TTAGCCTACACCTAACTCAATTTAGCATTATGCCGGATAATTCATTTTCTTTAATTCCTTTCATACATTTTTTAACGTGGTTCAATCTACTTCTTCTACTTGTTCTTTATCGTCTGCAAAGACCTAAAAGACGTCAATAAAAAAATGCCCTGTTAAGGTGCTTTAAAACTTATTTCTATTAAGGCTTGCTTATATCGCAAAGGTTCCTTTCTTAAACTCTTCAAGTATCTTTAGCTCTCCAAGCTCTCTTAATCTATCTTCTACTTTTTGAGGCCTCTCACTTAACTTAATACATCCAAGGTTCTCAGAAATAAGCGTTCTTATTTCATCTTCATTTTTTCCATCTTTTATCCAATCACCAGAAATATATATCATAATAGTACCCCCATTTTTTGCATTACACACGCCAAAATATCACTATGTATCATATGTTGATTACACGAAAGTGTCCAAAAACCTTTTTCTATTGCTGATTTTAATTCAACCTTTATCAGTGACCTATATTGTTTGTATCCCACCATGTTTTCAAATATCACATCAAGCAAATCGTCTTCATTTTGAGTTATATATGAGTTGTATTGAGAATAATAACCTATTGGCAAAACAACTTTACGCATGTCTGAATAAAGTTACAACCACTTTGCCACAACTCCATTCTGCCTATCCCATTCAAGTCCGTTAGCGGATAAATGGAAGGATTCATGGAAAGCCGTTTTAATTCTATAGTTCATAGAGATAGCATCATTTGAATTTAGCACATACTCGTCAAAATATACATTACTTTGCGTAGTCTTGTTCACTAAATGGCATCTTGTATGGCATTTAGTCTGATAGGGATATATTAAATTAGAATACCTTTACTCTCTCACCGGTTTTTTTATCTATTTTGTAGAAATAATCCTTTACTATCCCTTTCTCGTATCCGCTGTTATCTGCTGTTGGGTACAGCTCATTCAGGTGCTTTCTTACCTCCATGTCTCCGGCGTCAAGTCCTTTAAATTCATGCCTTCTTTTGTCCCACTCTTCATATGTGGTTATCTTCATAAACTCTTCTTTTAAGCTCATAGCATGACTCCTTCCAGTAGTTTCCTCGCTTTATAAGACAATTCTTCTCCTAACATGTACTTTCTGAAAGCCTCAGAAATAATCTCAGGCATGACTTCTGTTTTGTTTTTATTGAGTAATCAAAATTTAATGCCTCTCCCAGTTTCGATACATACAACCTTGATTAATACTCACTTTCAAGGGCGCTTCCACTTAAAACAAACACATCCCAATCATTTCCTACATTGTCTTGGTAAACTGCTTTCATTATATCACTTATACCAAGTTCCACAACAGGTGATTACTTATATTCTTTCACTTTCTTCTGGTCCATAATATATCTTTCAATCAAATGACCATATTCGTGGAATACATTCCCTTTTTCTGCTCCTATACCTATTTTAATCACTTTATTGTCAATATCACAAACACTTCCATCAAAGCCAAATTCAAATGTTATATCTTTAATTGTATCTTTAACTTTATCGGGTAAATAACTGATTTCTCTAGCTACAATTTATTGATCATCTAATTTCTATCGTACACTTACGCTTGAACCCTTCGCAACCTTAACCTTATAATCAGGTACATCTATACTATCAGTCCTTGTAGAGTCATCCTTTACAAACTCTTTCTTCCACACCTTATAAGTTATATTGCCGTAATTATGCCAACTCCTTTTCAAGCGTTGTAATTATACACTCAACTCTTTTTCCGCCTAGCCTTTTATTCCAATCAAAATTCCACTGATTTTAGATATATCTATCTATACCCAACACAGACTTTACTCCATCTGTATAGCCCTACCTAAGTATACGGCAAAAAAGAAAGTAGTTATAAAGGCTGAGATACTTGATCGCATACTTGATATAGATTTTACTGATAGAGAAAAATGCTTTCTATACATCATATACGGCTGTGGCCTAAGACGTGAAGAAGCACTTGCCCTTACAAAAGATGATATAGACTTTGATACATCAGAAATAAGCGTATCTAAAGCTTTATGCTTTGACGGAAACAATGCCTACATAAAAGAGCCTAAGTCACAAAGAGGTTACAGGCGTGTGCCTATGCTGGAATTCTTAAAAGAATTCTTGCGAGCCTACATGCAGGTATCCGGATATAATCTTATTACCAAGCAAGACGGCAGTATAATTACCAAAAGTAGCTATGTAAAAATGTGAAAATCAATACAGAGTAAGATAGATAATTTTTTTGGCTTCGGAACATCAAAGAACCTCACAGCGCACTCTTTTAGGCACAACTACTGTACAAGACTATGCTATCAAATACCTCTGATCAGCACAAAGATGATTGCAAAATTACTTGGAGATGATGAGAAAATGGTTATTGATGTGTACAGTCATATACTTTAAGAAAATGAAGATTGTCAGTCTGCAATTGCCAATATTTTTGATTAAATCTATGCGACAAAATTGCGACATTAGGAAATTTGCGACACGTTTGCGACATAAAATTGTCGTAAATTTTAGTCAAATCAATGTACTACAATAAATTAAAAAAATGGCTCAAAGCCTT